GCTTACGCGCTTTCATCGCCGCAACAGGCCGGACGATCCTGAGGTCTTTGTCGCGGCTGGCGGGGGCTCGATTTACACATATACGATGGGCAGCGAGGGCTGGGTCGAGCGCGGCAGCGGATTCATCGGAAACAGATGGAGCGCTGTTACGTATGAGGCTGTAGAAAGCGGCGCGACGGTCGATATCCTGATCATGAGCAACCAGCATGACGGCATGGTTGTCGTATTCGGCAGCGATCTGCGCGTGGAGAGAAAGACGCTGACCATCGGCGACGACTTTGCGGCTGTCAAGTTCGCAGTCCTCGGACGGCACGCAGAGCGCATCTGGGGTACGGGCGCACCGGGCTATCCAGACAGCATCTTTTACTCGCGTCCGTACGATCCGCTTGACTGGACAGCGGTCGAGGATACGCCGGAGCTGGGCGGAGGCATGATTCAGCAGCCCACGTGGGACGGCGACGAATTTATCGCGCTTGAGCCGTTCGGCGGCTATCTGCTCGCTGTCAAGCGCAACACGGTCTTCGAAATCCGAGGCACAGACCCGTCGAGCTTTACCGTGACGGAAGCGTACGGCACGGACGGCCCTGTGCAGGGCAGCACGGTCTGCGTGGACAGGATGCGGATGTTCTATCTGAGTCAGGCAGGCCTTGGCATGTATGACGGTGCGTCGCTTCAGCTCCTGTCAAAGGATTCGCTGTACGAGACGATGCGCATGCGCATGGAGGGCAAGCAGGAGAATGCGACGGCGTGCGTATGCGACCATGTGTATTACCTCGCGATGTGCGTCAAGGAAAGCGAAAACGACGTGCTGGTCGAGAACAACGTCGTGATCGAGTTCGACACCGAGCGCGGCACGTTCATGATCCGCAAAGGCATCCGCGTCAAGGACTTCTACGCGCTGGGCGGCAAGGTGTACTTCACGCAGGCGGACAGCCCGTACGAGGTGCTGAGCTACAACGACCCGGCAAGCGGAAGCTATATGGGTCAGCCGATCAACTGCCTGTGGGAGACACCGTGGCTGGATCTGGGCAAGGCATATGTCAAGCGTGATTTCGTCCTGCGCTTCACCGCCGAGGCGGACGAAGCCGGCCTGCCGCTGGAGCTGGAGATCGTCACCGACCGGCGCGCCAAGCGCAAGACCGTCCTGCTGCGCCGCGGCCGCGCCGACTACCGCGTCAAGATCCAGAACGCGGGGCTTCGCATGAAGCTGCGCATTGCGTCGAGCAGGCGCTCTTCCGGCTGGCGGATCTACGGCGGCGTACAGGTTGAGTACAGCATAGACGAGGTGTAAGCATGTTCAAACAGCCAAGGATTCCCGAATACCGCGAAAGCGACGGCACGAACAAGTATCTGCGCAGCCTCGTTCTGTTCCTCAAGGATTTCTGCATGGAATGCTGGGTGGCGGTGCGCACGATCCAGAAGGAAGGCGTACCGTCAACCGGCGGCGGAAGCTCCGGCGGCTCCGGCATCATCGGCCTGCCCAAGCTGCACATCGACGAGAACGGACATCTCATCTGCACGTACAGCGAAGATCCGCCGCCGCTTTCCATCAATGCAGACGGGCATCTGATCTACACATACGAGGAGGGATAAGCCTTGGCGAAAGAACTTGACCTCGGCAGAGTAAAGGGCGACAAGGGCGATCCTTTTACCTATGAGGATTTCACGGAAGAACAGCTCGCCGCGCTCACAGGCCCTGTAGGCCCTCAAGGGCCGAAGGGCGATGCATTTGAGTATTCCGACTTCACAGCGGAGCAGCTTGCCGCACTGACCGGACCGAAGGGCGATAAGGGCGATCCGTTCAAGTACTCGGACTTTACATCCGCACAGCTTGCGGCGCTCACCGGCCCGAAGGGAGCGGACGGCGTGATGGCACGCACGATGTACTATCTCAGCTTTCCGGCATCCGGCTGGACGGAGCAGGTAGACGGCAGCTTCACGCAGCAGGCATCTGCAAGCGTCCTGAGTACGGACGTGGGCAACATCGATCTGGATACGAGCGCTGTGACGGCGAATACGTACGCGGATGTGAGCGGCGCGTGGGCGATGATTGCAAAGGCGCAGACCGTTGACGGCGGCGTGATCCTCACGTCGTTTTCCGGCGAACCGAGCGCGGATATCGCTGTCAAGCTGGAGGTGATCCGCTGATGGATCTGTTCATCACAAGGCGTGGCGGCGGATCGGGCGGCGGAAGCTTGAACTTCTCTGTCGTCGGCGGCACGACACAGCCTGCGAATCCTGCGGAGAATACGATATGGGTCAATACGTCCGTTGAAATTGGAGCATGGTACGCTCTGTTTAATGAGCCGGAATCACCTCAGAACGGCGATGTGTTGGTGAAGCTGTCTGCTTCGTCTTTCGATGTTGACATCTCCGGCAACGGCACGATGGTTGTCGAGATCAGCAACATTACCCAATACATCTCTGGCGCATGGACGCAATATGAGGCGTGGATCTACAGAAACGGCGCGTGGGAGGAGATTGTTCTTAACGAGCGAGTTCTCCTTGACGAAGGCGGATGGAAATCAGGACTCTTGTTCCGCTCGGTAACAGACCAATCGGATATTACCATTAACAATGACGTGTATCCTGTTACGCTTTTCATGTACAGGTATTCCGGTGCGTATATCCCTGATATTGATTTTACAGATTTCGACACGCTGGAGTTTGATTTTGAAATTGAAACGAATGACAAGCTGACGTATGCGGTATCTGACACGACAACGTACAGCACCAGCACAAGCGATGCTCTTGTTGCTACGCGCAAGGATGGAGAAATCAAGCGAGGCTTATATACGCTGGATGTGAGCGCGATTTCCGGCAAGCACAATATCAAAATCTGCGCGTGGGGCATCAGCGGCACGCTGAACATCTACTCAATCAAACTGAAGAAGAACGGAGCGTGACAAGTGTGATTGTGTATATCGACCATCAGTATAAATGTCACGTTGCCGACGGAGAAGGCTTGGTTGCGATTGAAACGGATGCTTTTGATGGAAAGTGTACGACGTTCATCGAAGGATACCGTTTTGTTCCCGCGAGCGAAAGCTGGACGCGAGAGGATGGAACGGTATTCACAGGCGAGATGGTAGCGCCATGGAAACCGTACGCGGATTTGGATGCCGCCCAGCGCACATACGAGCGAGAACAATACGAGGCTGCACGCGCGGCCTACGCCGCACTTGACGAAGGACTTACCAGCGTATAAAGGAGTGAAAGACATATGGCTAGGAGTACGACTTCTACGACATCCAGCAGCTCGACCACGTCGAAAAGCCACAGCGAAACACAAAGCCAGAGCCAAAGCAAAAGCCAAAGCACTACATCAAAATTTTTGGATGAGGCGCTTCGCGACGAGATCCTTGCCGGGCTGATGGGCTACATGACGGACGAGCAGATCAACGAGTACGCTGAGAACCTGATGCGTCCGCAGCTCAACGCAGGTCTGGAAGCGGCACAGCAGCAGTACGAAACGACCGAGCTTGCCAAGACGCAGGAGATCGAGAATCTTGCCGCATCGCTTGCCAAGGCCGTCGAGCAGCAGCAGAACGCTTATAACCAGAGCATGGCGAACGTGCAGACGGGCGCTCTCGCACGCGGCATGGGCAGAAGCAGCTATACGCTTCAGACGATGGCGAATCAGGGCAATGCGCTGGCAAAGGCTGTGCAGGATCTGACCGACGAGAACACGCGCATGAGCAGCCAGATCCAGCAGCAGATCACGCAGGCGGCGAAGCAGAACGCCCAGACTCAGGGTCGCCTGAACACCGACTATGCGGCATCTCTGGCGGCGAAGGTGCAGGAGCTGAAGCAGCAGCAGAGGCAGGAGTACAACCAGAACTACCTCACGGCGGTATCCGGCAGTCTGGGTCAGAAGACCGAGGGTCAGGAAGAGACCAAGGGCAGCAGCGTGACCGATACGACCGGCAGCAGCACGACCAACTCCAGCAGCTACAGCGTCACCAAATCCAGCGGCGGCGGTGGCAGCAGAAATCCTACTGGACTTACGGGCAATGGTTAAGCGGAAGGAGTAAGCGATGACTCAGGAAGAACTCAGACGCTGGCAAGAAGAGCAGGAACGCCAGAGGGCGCAGAGGCAGGCTGAAAGGCAGGCACAGGAAGCGCAGAAACAGACTGAGGCGGCTACCCAGCAGGCGGAACAGCAGGCTGCGCAGGCCGCTCAGAACGCTCAGACGGCGCAGGCAAAAACTACCGCAGATCCCGTTTACTCTTCCCCTGAAGAAAAGGCGCAGGCTCAGGGTATGAGGCGCACCATTGCCGAGTATAGCAAGGGCGTGCAATACAAGACGCTCGAAAGAGGCGATCATCTTCCACACGGCAATGTAAATCAGAATGTTTCCGATGCTATCGACAAAGCCAACAAGAAAGGCCTTGTCAAGATCGGACAGACTAACTTTGGCGTGCAGAACGAGATTAAGCCTGACTATAAGAGCATCAAAAACATCAAGCAGGCTGCGTTCTTCGGAATGGCGATCTCCGAGAATGACAGGGAGAAGTACGTCAAGCAGTATGCAGAATCTATCGGGCGCGACTATGATGAAGTTCTCGGCGAGATGGAGGGCATCCTCGGCGACGCGATGTTTGCATCCCCGAAGTCTACTGCGGCGAAGCAGCGCAGGATGCAGTCTGACAACAACGCGATCACGAACAGTTTCAACGCCTATGGTGTGACGAACTACGACGGCACGCCGCTCAACTTCAACACAGCGAGCTTTAACGAGATCGTTAATCTGATCAAGACGAACCCGGATGCGCAGACCCGTGAAGATCTGACAGATCTTCTGACCAAGGCGACGAAGCAGAAGGGAAACCGCTTCTACGGTCGCACATTCGACGCTTCTGACACGAAGAAGTTTCTTGCTACCGCAGATTTCAATCTGGAAAAGTACGAAGGATTCGTTGACAGTCATCTGTCTGGCAAGTTCTATCGCACTCCGGGACACGACGAGGATAACGAGAAGGCCTATAGCAAGGCTATGGACTGGATCAATATGCAAAACCTTTCCGAATATGAAAAGAACTATTTCAGAAAGGCTGTAGACCTCGAGTATAAGCGCCAGACAGGAAATGGTTTTACAGGCACGTACGAACCGGGGGCAGAAGCCTCTGACGAGCCGCAAGAGGATGACGAGGACTTCAACCTGATTGAATGGCTTACTGGGCTGTTTAAGAAGGATTCCAAGAAGAGCGATGTAGTGCCTACCGCATCTGCTTCTCCTGCAGAGGTGGCAGTGCCGCCTGAAGCGACAGAACCTACACCAACACCTGTAGAAACTGCGTCTGCTCCGGCAGAAACTGCATCTGCTCCGATGGTCGAAGAGATCCTCGAGGGGATGGATGTCCCCGAAACGGCATCTGTTCCTGCAACGTCAGAAGCAAAGGTAGCCAGCACGCCCGTGCTGCCGGAAGATTCGGAGAGCACAGAAGCCGAAAAGCCGCGCGAGGTACAAGGCCCGAAACTGCCGGACAATTTCCCGGTCAAGAACATTTCTCGCGGCGGAATCGACATGGACGCTCTCA